TGTCACAGCTACCAATGTCAACAATCCGGGCTACTTCAAGCGCGGGGGCCCGACCACAAGCGAAACTTCGGCCACGGAACTCAGTGACTACTACAACACCTGGGTTGAAATTGGGTCAGATGAGTGGAAAACTGCCTGGCCCACCATACAAGGTACGCTGGCACCGGCCACGCTGACCGTGGGCAATACTATTTTGATCAACGGAAGCACTGTGACAGTGCCCGGCGGCGGCAACAACACGGTTGAAGGCCTCAGCAACGCCATCAACGCAGCCGTTATCACTGGAGTGTATTCGGCCTTTGTGGATGACAAACTGCAAATTTATGCAGACAGCACAGCCACTGCCGACGGTTCAACAGCCGGCGAAGGGGCTGTATCAATCAGCACAGGCACAGGCACAGTGTTGGCTGATCTGGGCATCACTGCACAAACATTCTATGCTCCTGCATTCTTGGCAGCCTACAGCTATGAGTCACCTAGATGGCGTGCCACGGATGATCAGCCAGAGCCAACTGGTTCGGTCTGGCAAAAGACCAACAATGTGAATCTTGGTGCTAACATTGTGGTAAAAAAATTCAACAGTGCGCTGGGCACATTTGTACAACAGGCCTGTAACATCTATACCAGCACAGCGGCTGCGCTCAATGCCTTGGATCCCTCAGGTGGTGGCAAGAACATACCTGCCAGCACCACCTATGCACAGACTAATCCGGAATTCAACGATCCTGACACGTTTGGTCTGGAAATCTACGAAAGATTTGCCACCGGCAGTGCCATCTACACCGGTTCAGATGAAACACCTGGGCCGTTTGTCAACGGCAACACATTTACCATAGCAGCAACTATACCCGGACAAGCCACGCTGGCCACAGCAGTCACAGTGACCTTGGCCGGCACAGCAGCCACAGACTTTGTGACCGCGGTCAGTGCTGCCGTGGGCAACTCCACGTTTGCCAGTTTTGTGACTGCCAGCATTAACAGCAGTGGAGCCATAGTGCTCACACACTCGGCCGGTGGTGACATACAGTTGATCAACGGCACAGGCACGCCTGTGACCACGGCTGGATTCACCACTGCCACCACCTTTGTGCGTGCAGGTGCCAGTGGTTTGTATCTCAGCTACTTTGTGGGAGCAGACACCTTTACCTACTCGGCCAGCCCCACAGCACCTGATCAGGATCCTGCCAACGGTACCTACTGGTACTATTCAGCCACCACACAGGCCGACATCATGATCCAAAACAATGGTGTCTGGAGAGGTTATCAGACCGTGAGCAACGACGTGCGCGGCGATAATTTGACACTGACCAATGCAGCAGGTCCCATATTCTCTACCACACCGCCTACCACACAGACCGACGTGGCTCTCAGTGCCTTGGAGTACGGAGACCTCTGGATTGACACCTCGGATCTGGAAAACTATCCGGCCCTGTATCGCTGGAGCAATGTGGAAGGAGCAGATCAGTGGGTGCAACTAGACAACACAGATCAGACCACGGAAAATGGTGTGTTGTTTGCAGACGCACGTTGGGCTGCCAATGGCACCACCAATCCCATCACTGACAACATCCCCACCATCGCCAGTTTGTTGACCAGCAGTTTCTTGGATCTGGATGCACCAGATCCGGCCCTGTATCCACAGGGCATGCTGTTGTTCAACACACGCCGCAGTGGATTCAACATGAAAGAATTTGAGGTTGACTATTTCAACACCACTGATTTCTCAGTGCCAGTTTGGGATGCTACCACCAACTTTGTGGCCAATGATTTTGTCAACTACAACGGGGTGATCTATGTGTGCATATTGGCACCCACGTCCAACCAGGCACCCACCAACACCACCTACTGGGCAGCCATAGAAACCAATGCCTGGATCACGGCCACTGGCAACAAACAGTCGGGCGCACCTTACATGGGTCGCCAAGCACAACGTGCGATCATTGTGGCTGCACTCAAGGCTGGCATAGATGCCAGCGTGGACATACGTGAAGAACAACGCCAGTTCAATCTGATAGCTTGTCCACAGTATCCTGAGCTGATACCCAACATGATACAACTCAACAACGATCGCAGAGAAACAGCGTTTGTCATAGGTGACACACCTCTGCGCCTGGCACCCACGGGTGACACGCTCACGGCCTGGGCCACCAACAACGACGGCAGCGGCATAGCAACCGAAGATGGTCTGGTCACGGGCGATGAGTTCCTGGGCGTGTTCTATCCCAGTTGCCAGACCACCGATCTCAGTGGCAGTCCCGTGGTGCAACCACCCAGCCACATGATGATCCGCACGATCATACGCAGCGATGAAGTGGCATTTCCTTGGTTGGCACCTGCCGGTACCAGACGCGGTGTAGTAGACAATGCAGCACGCCTGGGTTATATAAACGGAGTCACAGGTGAATTTGAAACCCTGGGCGTGAGCCAAGGTCTGCGCGACATCCTGTATCAGGCCGACATCAACCCCATAACATTTGTGCCCGGTATAGGCATCACCAACTTTGGCAACAAGACCGTGACCGCAACAACCACAGCACTGGATCGCATCAACGTGGCCCGCTTGGTGGCATTCATACGTGGTCGTCTGCAGGAGATTGGCAACAACTTCTTGTTTGAACCCAATGATCAGATCACCCGCAACGAGATCCAAAATTCCATCAACAGTCTCATGATTGACTTGGTCAACAAGCGTGGCATCTACGACTACTTGGTAGTGTGTGATCTCACAAACAACACGCCAGCACGCATAGATGCCAATGAACTGTATGTGGACATAGCCATAGAACCGGTCAAAGCAGTTGAATTCATCTATATTCCTCTGCGCATCAAGAACACCGGTGAAATAGCCACCAGCATCAGCACCGTGGCCACAGCGGCTTGATACCATGGTAACAAACACCATAAATAAAGTATATAGGAGATAATACCATGGCAGTTTCATCGTTGACAAGAATGACAGTGCCTTTGGCCAGTGACCAAAGCAATCCAAATCAGGGCCTGCTCATGCCCAAGCTCAAGTATCGCTTTAGAGTGATATTTGAAAACTTTGGAGTCAGCACACCACGAACAGAATTGACCAAACAGGTCATGGACTTTACCCGTCCACAGGTGGACTTTGCTGACATTGACATTCCCATCTACAACAGCACAGTCAAACTGGCCGGCAAATATAGCTGGAGCGATCTGACCTGCAACCTGCGTGACGATGCCGGCGGCAATGTCAGCCGCTTGGTGGGCGAACAGCTACAGAAGCAGTTGGACTTTGCCGAAATGGCCTCAGCGGCTGCTGGCATAGACTACAAGTTCCTGACACGATTTGAAATCCTGGACGGTGGCAACGGTGCCGCCGAACCCAATGTGTTGGAAAATTGGGAAATCTATGGTTGCTATCTCAAGAGTGTGAACTACAACAACATGGACTACAGTGCCAGCGAGCCAGTGACCATAAGCATGACCATACGCTTTGACAACGCCAACCAGACACCAAATGGTGCCGGAGTAGGCACCTTGATCGGTCGAACCGTGGGTGACGTGGCCACCGGAGTGGGCTAATACATGTCGTTTGGCCAAGACTTCCTCAAAGGATTTTTTGGTGCTGACGGATTAAAAACCTACAGTCACGCCAGTAAAACTTTCTTAACCAACGGATACGAACTGGCCCCCAGGGCCAAGTATCTGTTCCATGTGTATTTCACGCTGAACACCCAGCAGGTTCCTGCACTCAAAAACGCTTTCCCCAATCAGGACGTGGCACAGATTGGCCTCATGGTCAAATCTGCACAGTTGCCCAGCTACGAGTTAAAAGTTGAGACCTTGAACCAGTACAATCGCAAGCGTCTGGCCCAGACCAACCTTGACTACAATCCTGTGACTCTGGAGTTCCACGACGACGGTGGAGATCTGGTGCGCAACATGTGGTACAACTATTTCAAGTACTACTACAAAGATGCCAGCCAGCAGTATGACAACGCCGTTGCCACCAACGGTAGCATGGCCGCCATGATTCAGAGTCCGGTGGGCTTCAGCTACAACAATCGTGACATCTATGACAATCAACGCTATGTCAACGACTGGGGCTACATAGGCGAAGGCTACACAGATGGCGTGCCCGGAGCAGGACCTACCACCAGCAAGCCACCTTTCTTTCGTGACATTCGAATTTATGGGTTGAATCAGCGCAGATTTGCTGAATATATCTTGATCAATCCCATGATCACCAACTGGACACACGACACCTACGACTACAGTGCTGGCAACGGTATCATGAACAATCGCATGACCATACGCTATGAAACAGTCAAATACTACACAGGTGCTGTGGGTGGTGTCAGACCTGATACCAATGTGGTGGGCTTTGCAGATCCAGCCTACTATGACAACATACCCAGTGCCCTGGCTCGACCTGGAGCCACACAGACTGTGTTGGGTCAAGGTGGCCTGTTGGATGCAGGCATAGGCATCGTGGAAGATCTGCAGAGTGGCGGAGTAGCCGGCCTTATTGGAGCGGCCCAAAAGGCGGGCACGGCCTATTTCACTTTCAAAGACAAAAACATTCGGTCCACGGTGCGTGACGAAGTCAACCAAGGTGCCAGAAACATCATACGTGGCAGCCTGCCCGGAGCTGTGCGTGGAGCCATCGGCACCACAGTGCAATCACCCAATGCCGTGGGTCTACCCACACCCAATCGTGGACAACTAGACGGCATATTCTTTCCAACACCACCACGTGGTGCCAGCACACCACCGTATAATCCTGGCCGCTGATCATGCCAACCATCAATGAAATAAATCCCAGGATAGATCAGACAGTAAGAATCTTTGACCTGTTCTACAACTATTCGGCCAATGTGCCTGCTGAAGAATATGACGCTGTGCTCAGCTACTTCAAAAGTGTGTTTACCACCATATTGGCAGCGGAAAACTTTACCAGCAGCCTGTTTCGTGTGGCCCAAGAAACCAATCAAAATGCCTTGACTCTGTTGCAGACTTTCCAGCAAGGCGGACAAAGTGCGCCGGAAATAACCATACTCATGGCCTACTACTTGAACAGTGTGCGCAGTCCAGCCACCTTGCTGGGTGTGCTCACACCCACCCAACCCAACTTCTACACGGCCCGGAATGTGAGAGCATGACATGGCCAACTTTAGACAGGGCGTTTACACCGTAAGGAATCCAGGCAAGTATGTGGGCCGCGGCACGCCCAGATACCGATCGGGATGGGAGCTGACTTTCATGATGTTTCTGGACAGCAACGACAACATAGTGCAGTGGGCCAGCGAAAGCATAACCATACCCTACCGTAATCCCATCACTGGCAAACAGAGCATGTATGTGCCGGACTTTTTTGTAACCTATCGTGGACGTGACAACACCACACGTGCCGAACTGATAGAAATCAAACCCAAGAAGCAGAGCCTGATCGAAAGCCGAATGAGCGACCGAGATCGTGCCATAGTGGCAGTGAACTATGCCAAGTGGGATTCTGCCACCAAATGGGCACGTAGGA